ACTCATCTTTTTCTTTAGCGTTTGAGATATATGTATCAATTAATAATGAATACATTAATGAGTGAATGTTTTCCATCGCCAATTGGATTCCATAGAAAAACTTAGCTTCAGGATATTGAACTTCACGATAGAAGTTTTCAGCCAAGTTTTCATTCACAATACCATCTGAAGCTGCGAAAAATGACAACACGTTCTTAATAAAGAATTTTTCGTTGTCTGTTAAATTTTCCCAATCTCTGATGTCATTTGTTAAATCGACCTCTTCTGCCGTCCAAAATGCGGCTTGGTGTTGTTTGTAATATTCCCATATATCGTTGTGTTCGATAGGGAAGATGACAAATCGACCAGGGTTTTCTGTTAATATTTTTTCCATAATTTTTAATTAATTTAAGATTGTTGTTCTTTTTGCTTTTTCTTTTCTAAAAGCTCTTTGATTCTATTTCTGTTTCTATCTTCTTTTTGTTCTTCTAAACCTAAGAAAGTAACACTTTGTTCTGTATCTATCTCAAGCATCGCGTTGTCGAATTTACAATTTTCAAACACAATACCATCTTTTCCAATTCTTGATTTTGTAATTGCAATGGTTGCCAAGTTCATTTCTTTTTGTTGTAATGATTTAGCAATCGTAATGATTACGTGACCAACTTGAGCTTTTTTAATTGACCCACCCATTTGGTCTGTGGTTACAACATCTGATGAAATCGAATTACGATTTCCTTGTGTTGCCGTCCAACCTGCAATATCCAATTCGTGACACATCGCCTCAAATGCTCTCATAACCGAACCTTCACTTTTCCACTCATCTCCCAACATTTTATCAGGAACCACACAATCAATGTAATCCAAGATAACCATATCTACTTTATTACCCTCAGCTATCATTTTTCTAACCTGATTTTTAATCTGGTTCATAGTGACCGTATCTGAAGGTAACTTTTTCATTATCAACTTGTTTTTTCTTGTAGATTGGATGTGTCTTACTTTTTCAATAACATCTTCTCTATTTTCTGTTAAATCGTCAGGGTGCATTCCAGTCCAAAGTGTAATGTGTTTTCTTTGGATAATTTTGGGGTTGTCTTCAAAAAATATTTGTAAAACATTGTATCCCAAATTGAATGCGTGGTTTGCAATTTTTGTAGTAAATGTAGACTTACCAACCCCAGTAGGTGCTAATATAACACCAATTTCTCCTTTTGCCAAACCTCCACGAAGAAGATTGTCAATGCCGGGGATTCCAATTGGAACTGGGTGTCTATAGTCGTCATCTAAAACCTCATCAAGGTTAAAGAAAACATCGGTTGTTCCTTTATCAACTTCACCAACCTGTAAGGCTCCTCTTACCATCTCTTCTAAGTGGTCGTAACTTTCAAAATCACCCTTATCGATAATTGATTGTGCTTTAGTCATAACCTTCTGTAATTCTTGTTGTTTACAGAATTTTAATGACTTCTCTTGAACAAAGATAGAACCTTCATCAGATACATCTTTTACTTGTTGTAATGTATCCAAAACACTCTTCTGAGCCATTGGAGAAGAGATTTCTGACTTTGTAAGTTGTTCTAAGGTATCAAATGTAGGGGTATGTTCATATTTTGAATAATACTCCTTAATCATTTGACAGATGATACGAAAATATTGGTTATCAAAGTAATGTGGGTCAATAACTTCAAGAATCGAATTTGAGAAATCCTTATATAAAATGATGTTGTTTAATAACTGTATTTGAAAGGTATTCCCTAAGTATCCGAAGCTTTTTTTGTCTGACATATATTATGATTTTTTCTTTTTGTATATGATAAATATGATTAAACTAATGAATAGTTTAGGTAATTGTAAGATAAATTTTTAGCTGAAAAAATGTCAGTAAGATCCCTTAATATGTTTTTTATGGATGGTCGTACATCCAGCGTATATCTTACCTTTGGTGGGTATAGTTTACCATCAATTACATAGTGACAAATTGTCTCATTTCCGACTCTTAAAATAATGTTAAATGTTTCGGGTCCATCTGTATTTGATGTTTCAAGAACCGATTGGTCCTCTTCAATTTGGAATCTATTTTCCAACATGTAAACAGCACATTTGTTTCTAAGTTGTGTTTGCAAATCTTCTCTTAAACCGAACATGTAGTTCATAAGTTCAAGACTCCCTTTGGTTTTTGGGTTATACCCCTTTACGTTGAAGAATCTTTGAACTACAAAGTTGTTGTTCAATGTAATAAGAAATTCAACTTTTGTTACGTCGTTTTGTTCTTTCATAATTTTTAATTTTTGTTTTTGAATTTTGACTTTTCTTTTCTTGTTAACTTTAAAAATGGTTTTAAAAAATAAATCCAACCGTCATCTTGTTTTGGTAGGTACTTAAATAAACCGTCTTCCATCATCATACGAATTAGATTTTTATAACCCCTACCATCAGGGTCTAATGATTCTGAATAATACGCATCAACTAAATCTTTACCTTCTTGATTTACGAGTGGTTCATCTAAATCAATTAGTTTTTTGTTTATTACATAGTACTCTTCACCAAATACACCCTCTTTTGTCTTACCTGATAAAAGGTTTTGTAATGATTTGTTGTCTTTATTTTCTTTGAGGAGTTCCTCGCCTTTTGTTAAAATATCGGGTATTTCTACTACTCTTTCAAGTAGTTCAGGGAAAAACTTAAATAGGGTTTTTTCACCTAAATAAAAAATACCATCAATATTATCGGATGAATCACCAGTGAGGATTTTGATTGTTTTGACATTAAAGTGGGGAACTTCAAAATCACTCATTTTGATAGTGTCCCCCATCTTATAATATCTTTTTGTGGATGGTGAATAGATAGTTACCTTTTCAGAAATTAATTGTGTTAGGTCTCTATCACTTGAGAATATAGTTTTATTCTCATCTTCAGAAATTTTACAGTAGTAAGCAATTAAATCATCAGCCTCTGAATGTTCAACTTCAACTTGTCTAACAAACATCTCTTCAAGATATTGTTTAACTCGTTGCTTCTGACTTTCATAAGAAGCTTGTTTAAACTCATTAGAGTCGTCCTTACGATTTAATTTATACTTAGGGTAGATAATCCTTCTTTGAGATGAATTCGTATCACTGTCCCAAAATACAACAACTTTGTTATAGTTGTTTTCTTCCAAGAACTTTCTTAAAGTATTTAAAAAGTGCCAAATAGCACCAATATGTTGTCCGTTGTGAAAGTAATCTTTCACCCCATGAAAACCAATTTTAATCAAATTGTTTCCATCAACCAATAAGGTTTTTGTCACTTTTTTTGTTTTTAATTGTTACTACTCTACTTCTTCTTTTTCTGCTTTCAAATCGAAGTCACCATCAACTCCGATTATTTCCTTCCAATACTCGGCATATTCTTTTTTGTATTGTTCGATAGATGCCTTTTCTTCGGAAGCTTCTTTTCCTGGTAAAAAACCGTGTGGTGTTACGATAATCTTTCCATCTTCAAAACCAAGTCCGTTAATGTGATTTTTCATAACAGAAACCTTAGTTCTTGATGCAAACTTCACAGTTCTCTTATCTTTAGTTGCGGTAATTTTTGTAGTACCAGCACCTTTTTGATTTCCAAATAAGAATACTAATGAAGAGTTCAACCAAATAGCTTCACCACCTTTTGCTTTAATTTTAGGTTGTCCGAATGGATTGTCAGGTAATTCAACCCAAGGTTGATTAACAATGATTAAGGTGTTTTCATATTTAGAGTCCGCTTTACGTGAACCTGAAATACGTTGGTTAATTCCCATCCCAATCTTGTCAGCTAAAACACTTGCGTTGTGTTGTTTACCTCCTTTACCTTCGTAAGTCATTTTACATGGAACAGAACCAACTGAGTCCCACATAATACATAATGAATAATCTAAATCACCCTTTTCTTGAGCGTCTAATAAATCATTGATGTAATCTGTGATTTGTTCAATATAATCAAAGTTATTATTGAATATATAAAAACCGTCCCACTCTAATTCTCCTGTTTCTGTATCAACAACTTCCTCACATTCAAAACCCATTAACTTAGCGTGGTCAAACGACCATTTTTGTTCAGTGATGATGAATACAGGTAAAATACCTTTCTTCTGAGCATCAACCGCAGTCTTAACTAATGCCGTAGTCTTACCCGTATCTGAATGTCCTAAGAACATATTGATGTGTCCCATCGCGGGGCCAGGTAAACCAACCGCATCCAAAAACGGTGCACCAAGGTCAAAGAATCTTTGTGGTTTATACTTTGCCGATGTGGAAAATTTCTTTTTAAGTGAACTAAAGTCGTTCTTTTTAATAGCCATTATAGTTCGTAAATTTTAAAATTTGTTATAGTTTCCAACTTATCTTTAGCATCTGTAAGTTGTCCAACTAAATTATCCATCTCTTCTGTGTGTTGTGGATGTTCACCAATCCCAACAGGATTTGTGAAATAAACATAAAGTCTTGCTTCAGCGTCAGCAATTTCTGCTTCATATTTTTTAACTAATGCTTCTTTTAATTTTTCTGCAATCACTGGTTTCATTTTGTCTTTTTAATTTGTTTATAAAAAAAAGCATGGACACAATATGTTTAAAAGTATCCATGCTTAATTAAATTTAGAATGGCAAATCTTCTGCTGGTTCTTCGTCTGCTTGTGGGTCAACAGGAGTTGGTGTTTCTTGTTTTGCCCCTCCAAGTGAAATTTCAGCAGCTTCACCGTAAACATATTTTTTAAGTTCAGATGACCACATTGGTGTCTCACCAACTGCAACTGCTTCTAAATATTCTACGGGTTTTTTTGAATACACATCATTCCATGTAAGTTCATCTTGGAGCCATCCTTCCATGATTTCTTTATCCTCGTGTAAAGGTTGAGGGTCATCATACATGATTGTTTGAATAACGGTATACTCTTTTCCTTGTGGTGTTTTTGC